CTGGCAGGGCGCTTGGAGACGGCCCCGGCAACGTACTCATCGGCAAGGGTGCTGGCGTGGCAATGAGCGACGGCGACTACAACGTGGCCATTGGGTTTCAAGCTGCTGATGCATTAACAGGTGACGGCAACAACAACATTGCGATAGGCAAGAACGCATTGGGCGCAACATCTGTTGCGGTATCTGACAACATTGCAGTAGGCAGATCGGCTCTTGCCACCGCAATGACAGGCACGGGTACAATCAATTTAGCTATTGGCGCAATAGCGGGTAACGCAATTACCAGCGGCACACAGAACGTGCTGATCGGCCACGAAGCTGGTGCTGCAATCAGCACGAATAACGACAACACGGCTGTTGGCTACAAAGCGTTGAATACGGCGACTGGCCCAAACAATACAACATTGGGCGCAAATACAATGATGTATCTTGTAGCCGGTCAAGATAACGTAGCTGTTGGTAAAGATGCTTTATACAAGGTCGGTGATCCTGACGGCACTGATTCAGATGGCAGCGAGTCATACAACACGGCAGTTGGTTCGGCAGCGTTGTACGGCTTAGAAGTTAGTGACGGAGAGTATAACACTGCGCTTGGCTTCAATAGTGGTCGCTTTCTGTCGAACGGTAGCACTCTTGTAACAGATGTTCGTAACTGTACTTATCTTGGTAGCGAGACACGCGGCTCTGCTGCAACTGGCGTGGAGAATGAAATCGCCATTGGTGCAAGCGCAGTTGGCCAAGGTACAAACACGGTCATGTTGGGGAACTCGTCGATACATTCGACGGCTGGTTTATTTTGTTACGATGACGCAATTTCCTCACCATCTGACAGTCGTATCAAAAAGGATGTTGTTGATTCAACGGTTGGTTTGGACTTTATTAACAAGCTAAATGCAGTTAATTATAAGAAAATCAATCCCGCTGATTGGCCAGAAGCTATTCGTGAAGGCAGATGGTCAGAAACAACTCACGAACAACTTGTCACCCCAGCAGTCGAAGCGGCAGAAGCAGTTTACGAAGACGTAATCGTGCAAGAAGCGCGACCGACTGTTGAGGAGGAGACACGCGAGGAAGTACACGCTGCCATTGAGGAGGTCACGGAAGACATCGTGCATCCCGCAAAAGAAGCGGTGTACGAAGATCGTGTGGTAGTCCGCGCAGAAGCCGAGCGCACAGAGACGAACATCATCACGCACGCTGAACCAGAACGTACCGAAACACGCATTGTCCAACACGCACAAGAGGAACGCACCGAGGAAAGGGTGACTCAAGAAGCGCGTGATGAAATAAAGGACACGCGCCACAAGCACAGCGAAGAGGAAATCACTGAAGAGGTCGAAGTGGTGGAAATGGTGAAAGGCGAAGGCGATAATTACATTCGCAAAGTCTCAACCGAAACAGTCACTCGCACTGTTCGCACTCCACTATACGTTGACCACCCAGTTGTTAATGAAGACGGCACTCCGTGTGTAGATAGCAACGGCGAACAAGTAATTCACCAATGTCCGGTGATGGAAGAGTACGTTTCGCAGACGGCACAAGAAGAGGTGCGCGAGACGGTGGTCATTCAAAAAGCGCAGGAGGAGATTACCGAGACAATCACCATACCGGCGGTTGAAGAGGTTACTGAAACAATCACCATCCCAGCAGTCGAGGAAGTGACCGAGCGCGTGTTGGTTAGTGAAGCAGTTGCCGAGTACACCGAGACACGGGTAGTTGTTGAGGCGAAAGATGCGTGGACAGAAACAATCATCACACGACCAGCAGAAGCGGCTGTTGAGGAAGTAACAGAACGCCGACTGGTCAGTGAAGCGGTGGAAGCTAAAGACGCTGTGTACGAGACAGTGACAGTCCCAGCAGACGAACGACCAGCAGATATTACTGCATCGCATCTTGGTCTGATAGCGCAAGACGTTCAGACCGCAATGACTGAAGCCGGTGTAGATTTTCCATTAGTAACGGAAACGCCCAGTGGAATGCTTGCCGTTAAATACGGCAGCTTAGTGATGCCGCTGATCAAGGCGGTGCAGGAACTTTCAGCACGAGTGAAGACACTTGAAGGATAATGGCTGCTAAACGAAAAGGACTTTACGCAAACATCCACGCAAAGCGTAAGCGCATAAAAGCGGGGAGTGGTGAGAAGATGCGGAAGATAGGATCGAAAGGCGCACCAACAGCTAAAGCGTTTAGACGATCAGCAAGTAAGAAATAATTTGGCTATGGCTAAAACAGAAACAGAAAACAAGCAGACCGTTGTTATCAACGGTGAAGAACACAACGCAGCGGACTTGTCACAAGAACAAGTGGTGTTGCTAAATCACGTAGCTGATCTTGAGAACAAGATTCGACAGATTAGTTTCAACTTAGATCAAGCACAAGGAGGTAGAAATTACTTCATGGGCTTGTTAACTGAGGCTATGAAAGTAGAACCAGAAGCTAAAGAAGAAGCTAGCAGCTAAGATGTGGGATCAGATACGGCAAATCTTATACAGACTCTTGGATTCCCTGTTGTTGCAGCAGCAGCGGCAGGAATCTTTGGGTATAAGATTGTCTTCTACGTCCTGCGCGATTTGTCGGGTGAAATTAAAGAACTCTATACGATAATCGTTAAGCTGATTGACAGACTAAATGGAAACGACAAAGAAACTAACAAGCTCGCTAAAGAAATCGCAATGCTGCGAGTTGAGGTTTCGTCCCTCTACAAGTGTATGGGGATTAACCCCAAAAAGCGTGTTAATAAAGGTTCTGATGATCGCGGGGATTAGTATGCTATTCGGTTGCAAATCATTGTCTGGAAAACTACAAATTGATACACCGTTTATAGATGTAGAATATGAAGGAACTCCGCAATGAACTGGATAGACGACATAAAAGTTTGCTTTGCAAGCGTAACGGGATTGGGTAATTGGTTGGTAGATATAGATTTAATCCTAAAAGTAGGTATTAGTGCAGCGAGTTTAGTGTACATTATATTGAAAATTCGACAGTTGATAAAAAGATGAAGCGTATGAAATATAGTATTATCGGAGCGTTGCTGCTAACTGCGGCAACCGCTAACGCAGGTGATATGTTCGGTGCGGCGTTAAAGCCAACACCGGCTGTTACCTTATTCGGACAAACACTAACGTGGCCAATTCCATCGTTATGTGTTGGTGCAAAAGCTGGAGTAACGCCTAACGCAGATGTATCTGCTGACGGTATTAACTTCAAGATTCCATACCTCGCAGTAGAGATTCCATTTCCTAGCTTGTTATTAAAAGCTGGTAAAGATAATCCCTCGATAGAGGTTAAGTTGGGAGCTGTTAACAAACAAGACTCAGAGTGAAAGATGCTAAGCTAACCAGAGCGGGTGTAAGTGGTTTTAATAAACCAAAGCGTACACCGTCTCATCCGACTAAGTCTCACGTTGTAGTTGCCAAAAGTGGCGGACAGACGAAGACTATTAGGTTTGGTCAGCAAGGCGTTAAAACAAATCAAACGGTAGGGCAACGTAAAGCTTTTAAAAGTAGACATCAAAAGAACATATCAAGAGGGCCGATGTCTGCTGCCTATTGGGCAGATAAAGTTAAATGGAGCCCTAGTAAAACAAAGTCTAGTTCTAGTAAGTGGAAGAAAGGATCATAAATTATGCCGTACGGAAAGGGAACATACGGGAGTAAATTGGGAAGACCACCGAAAAAGAAATCGGTAAAGAAAAAAGCAGTAGCTATGAAACGTAAAAAACGATGAAAGCACTACAAGGTAAAAAGACATACATGACAGCCATTGGCGGCGTTCTTGCAGCAGTAGGAGCGTACTTCAGTGGAGAGATGGAAATGGGCGTGATGATTAACGTAGTAGTTACATCGTTGCTCGCACTTTTCCTGCGTAAAGGTATTAAGAAAGATACGGGGAACGCTTGATATGGCATACAGAAGAAAAGGTGGTAGCGCATTAACGGCTTTAGCAAAACGCCGTAAGGCAAAAGCTGCTAAAGACAAAGAAGGTAAGCTATCTCCCATGGTTGTTAAACCAGCTATGAGTAAGTTGCGTACCGGTTCTGCGCCAAAACGTAAGAAGGGCGGTAAAGCAATGATGGACTTAGCTAAACGGCGTAAACCAGCGGCTAAGAAAAAACCAGTATCTAATGCTGTTAATCGTGCTAATCGTCTTATAGCTGGTGATAACCCTGTACGTAAATCTAAACCTAAAGCTAAAGCTGCACCTCGCAGAACTTCTAAGTTAGCTCCTGGCGCCGGTGGTGCGAGAGGTGGTGGTACGATAAAAGCAACTAAAGCTCCTTCGATGCTTAAAAGAGCTAAGGATTATCTTACTAAAACACGTGAAGGCAAGGTGCTAGGTTTAATGGGTGAGGCTGCTTCATACGCTGCTGGTGGCAAAGGTGCGTTAAAAGCTGGTCAAATGCTTAACAAAAAACGTAAGCTACGTGCTGCTGGTAGAGCTGGTGGTCAAGCCACTGCTAGAAAACGGCAAGCTGCTGCTGGTAAAAAGACTGCTGAAGGTTACGAGCAGTTTGAGAAAGATAGAAAAGCTAGGTCACGTAAGATGGGCCGACGCAACTAATGCTAAAACTCATCTATGCAATCGCTAAAGCTATACCCGCCCTTCAAAAAATTCTGGACAAGTTGTTCGGAGAAGGGCGGGAGCTTAGTGCGTCTAAACGTAATGAAGCTAAAGATGACATGGTTGACAACGCTATCGCTGATGCTCTTGCTAGCCCTCACGAACGGATGCGTGGGAGTGAAACTAAACAACAGCGAGAGACTGATAAAACATCCGGGGTTTAGAAGTGCTGCGGTAGCATCTCCAGAATTTGTAGAAGAAGCACTCAAGACAGTAAATCGCCTTGAGTATGAATTAGAAAGAAAGTAATGGCAACAACAGCTATAGTTAAAGTAGCACCTACGAAGGTAAAAGCTGCGCTTGTTAAGCGTGATAAGGTTGCTATTACTGCATTAGTAAAACGATGAGTGTAGAATATATATTAGATAGATTTGGTAAGAAGATTGGTATGTCTCCGTCAGACACCAGTCAGCGTGGTTTATTGCTTGACTATCTTAATGAAGCTGCACAAGAGCTTTACGAACAGTCTGATATGCCAGGCTGTTTAGAAGAAGCAGAATTTTATGTGCAAGGCAATAAGACTGTTGCTATGCCAGCAGATGTATACGCTATACGCGGCATACGTGAGAAAGCTGGCACTAACGCAGAGTGGGAAACAGAAGCGTTAACAGCACGTTACAGAGAGAATAGCTGGGAAACAAATCATAATAAGTTTCGTATAAAAGGCTATAGCCCACTGAAGATTTCACTGCCTACGTCTATTACTGAAGCAGCTAACAGCACTAATAAACTAATTGTTAAAACTTTTGGCATTACGACTACAAGCGACGACTTTGAAGTTGTTGTTAAAACGCCGTACAGTGAAGCATTTCTTGTGAGTGTTACTGGACTTAGTGCCGTGACAAGTGCAATATCGTCAGCGACGAACACGCTAGCACCGGCTAATAACGTAGCAATTACAGACATTATTAGTTTTTCTCGTACACTTGAGCCAACTGCAACAAGCGGTCTTGTGCAGCTACTTGACTATGCAGACAATACTATTGTATATGCTGAGATACTTTCTAACAGTATGGAGTCTCGCTATCTTATTATAGACGTAAGTGAGTTTCCGTTTTCGTCTACCGCTGGTCAAGACGATTCACATACGTTACAAGTGCTGTATAAGAAAACTTTACCGCGCTTGCAAAATGACACAGATGAATTTCCTGCTATTGGTTACGATAACATACTTGTAAGTAAGTGTATGGAATTGTTTCTTGAAGAACAGGGTAAAGTAGAAGAGGCAATACTACACGATAGAAAAGCTACTCGTTCGCTTTCACGTCGTCAAGCTGATTTGGAAAGATCGCAAGAACAGAAGGTGGTATTCAAACGTCACAATCACGATAAATTATCATGGCTAGCTACGCACAATCGTCGTTCTTAGGCGGAATGAACATGGCTGTTGACGATGCTCGTATCGGTGATGACGAGTATCGCATAGCGCATAATGTGCGTAACAGATTTGGCGATCTGCGCCCTACGAGAAGGCCGTTAAAGATTGATAGCGGTCTTGTTGCTGATGTACCTTTTCAAGCGATCTATGCTGTTGGAGATTTCATGATTATAGTGCAGCGTGGTGCTGCAAGTTTTAAACATAGGCTTTCAGAAACATGGACAACGTTATGGAATAGCTCTACTAACCCTACGCTTTTACTAGACACTAACGTAGAATATATTTATATACAAGCTGTACCTCCTGGCAATAGTAAGTTTGCTTATAAAGCAGTTGATACAACCAGTGATGTAGTTTTAGATACGGGCGCGACTAAGCTAACGAGAACCATATCTGCTATAGTTGTGCAGGATGGCATAAACCAACCTAATCTAATTTCTTTTTCTTCTACGGAACTATCCGCTACTGTTACTGTTCGTAAAGCGTATACGTTTGCACAGCATGGAACTACTATAGATGGTGTTGTTGAGCGTGAGTATGTGCCTATCGGCAAGCAGATGTTGTACTTTAACGGCAAGCTGTACATTGTAAGTGCTGATGGTAAAAAGATATATCATAGCGTAAGCGGTAGGCCGTTAGACTTTGTTGTTGCAATAAACACAGCCGGTAATAAAATTTCTTCGGTCGAAGCAGATTCTGGTGCTGAGGCAGTTAGCTACTCTGTATCGTATGAAGTTATAACTTGCATTGCGCCTCTTAACACAGAAAGCTTTTTTGTTAGCACACGCACAGCGTCGTATGCTGTTTCACCAGATTACTCTCGATTGCTTTTCGGTGAGCCGATGTTTTCAAAGAAATATCTGTTTGGTGCGTCTGTTGTAAATCAGTTCTCGTTTGTTGACGTACTTGGTGACTTTGCTTTTATTGACGCTGAAGGTTTGCGGTCGTTTAACGCTGTGCAGCAGTTACGTAATGAAGGGCGCAACAGTGCGTTTTCATTAAAGGTTGCTAAGTTGTTTGATGGTATTGTGCAGACGCGAGGTGCAGCTATTAGTTTTGATAACTATACTTTCTTCTCGGTAGAGACTATTTATGGCTATGGTATACTTGTGTTCGATGGTACGCTACGTAAGTTTGTTTCGCTAGACTTTCTAAAGCTAGACGATGACACAACAACAGCACCTATAATTCAATTCTCTAAGATTGACACAAACACAACACACGAGATTTACGGCGTAACGTCTGCCGGTGAATTGCTGCGTTTGTATTCTGGCGCAAAGTATAATGATAGCTTTGTCCAAACTAAAGGCTTTCAAGTTGGTGATATTCGCGTTGAGCAGAAACCCGTACAACTTCGTACTCTAATGAATGGCATTGAGGCGTGGGAATACTATAGCATAAATCTTGACACAGGTCTTAATGTAAGTCCTGACGGAGTAGGTGAAGCTCATCCTGCTTCTGGTACAATGACAACAGGTTCTTCTTTTGCGTTACCTGTTGAAGCAATACCGTATGATCTTCCTATAGGAACTGAAATATTTTTTACTGGTGATAGCACTAATACTGGTGGTACATTTACGTTAACTAGCGCAGCAGTTGCGCTTGCAACGAGTCTTACAGGAACGCTTACGAGTACAGGTGTAATAAAAAAGACATACACAAAAGGCTTTGTACGGTTTGACGCTAGCGGAACTTTAAAGTCTGCGCTTATTAGTAATACTAGGAAGTCTGATACTCCTGGCACTATTAGTAAAACTATAGTTGCACCGACAACTAACGGCGTGAAATATGGTGAAACGTATCCAGTTATGTGGAACAACGAAAACAAGCTACAACAATTTCTGTTTAGTTATCAGCAAGGGCGCAGCGGTTTGAAGCTCAGTTATACACTTGAGTGGAATACGAGTGGTGCAATCTCTATGATAACAGCAGACACTTTAGACTTAACACCAAAGAATCCATTAATGGCACAGGCTTATGGGAGCAGTAATTAAAAGCACAGAGTTTACAGACGATAACGTTTTGTTTTCGTCCAGAGGATCAGCAAACAGTTGGCGTTTGTCAATGACTGTTGATAGCATGAACACTTCTGCGGAAGGTGTAGCGAAGCAAAGTACGCACGTTGCAGACATTGCAACTGTAGGTGGAGATTCTGGTACAACTGCTGTTACTGCGGGTGCTAGCGTTAGTTCTGATCCTACTACTATACCTACTATTGGCGATGCTTATGATGTTGCGGAGATAAAAGCTGCTTTTAAACAAATGGCAGAAAAAATAAATTATTTAACGTACCGGCTGGAACAAGCTGGTTTAATGAAAAACAGTTAAGGAGATAATATTATGGGTCTAGGAGATTTAGGAAGTTTATTAGCAGGAGCCGGTACAATTTACGGACTGTCGCAGTTAGGTAGAGGCCCAACTCCATCTGCTGGACAGACAACAGAAGAAGCATTTAAAGCTTATCGAGATTTTTATCCTTCTAGAACAGCGGAGCAGATTAGGCTAGCAGGTCTTAAAGAAGGCGATGAAGGTTACGTTGAAGGCTATGTACCAAAGCCTCCCGGCTACGCTGAGATTGTTCGCTCTGAACAGTTACGAGACTTGCAACACGCACAGTCTCCTGCTATGCAAGAGCTTGCTAGGCGACAAGCTGCTCAACAGTTTGGTTTAGCTCAACAATACGTTCCTGAGTATGGGCAGCTTGCTAGTGATGAAGCGTATCGTTCAGCGATGCGTGACACAGGGCAACAAGTAGATGTTCTAAGAGGGCCAGGAGGTGAGCTTATAAGTGAAGCCTATGCAGCAGCGCAAGGTGTAGATCCTGAGTTTTACGCGCAGCGAGCGCAAACACAGCGAGGTCTTAGTGATTTGTTGCGTTCGTTGTATGACGAACGTACGCTAAAGGGCGGCGAGATGTATGACGAAGGTCGCCCACAAGGTTACTTCACTGGAAATCTAAGTGGCGGTGAGCGTGAAGAAATTAACCGTTCACTGAATCAGCAAGCTGCACAGTCGGGTAATTTAAACGTACCTTCTATGGGTAACGTAGTAGCTAACGCTATGACATACGGCAACGCTATGCAGAACAGACGCAATGCGTTTGGTCAAGCACTGCAACAGGCTACGTCATTCCTTCCAACATCACGTAGTGGATTTGATCCTATGCAAGTTGCGTTAGGCCGTCCGTCAACAACGTTGCCAACGACTTTTAACCAACCTAATATGCAAACGAATACATCAGCACAGTCTGGTAACTTCATGAACAATACGTTCGGTGCTGCTGGGCAGTCTGCTGGCTACAAAGCTAATCAACCAACGTGGCTTGATCGCATAGGTCAAGGTGTAGGAGTTGCACAAAACATAGGTAAGTTAGGATGGTAGAATTTAGTCAGTCGTAGATGTTATGTTGTGGATTAGGGGTTCTCACGTATTCAAAGTGATCTGCGACTGACTTTTAACTTATAAAATAATATGGCATATATTGATGATAAACGCAAAAGTGTAAGGCTAACGCCTAAGCTGGAGGATTGGATAGCGCGTGCTATGGATGCGCAGTCAAAAGGGTTGCCGATACCTCCGAAGCCTACAGAGACGGGAGATGATGGTATGCAACGATTGACTCCTGCATACACTGATCCAAGGTCACAAGCTATAGCACAAACTCCTGCTATGATAAGACCTGCTCATAGTATGCTAGACAGACTGTTTCGTCCTGGCCGAGCTGATGCCGCTAACCAGATGAACCGTGAGTATAAAGAGAATGCTTTAAAAGGTCAGATAGCTAATCAGAGCGCGGGTGCAGCCGCTGCGTTAAAAGAGTTAGAACTTAGAGCGCGGAAAGGTGATACAGATGCTTTAGAAGGACTTGAAAAGTATTATAAAGTAGAAGCATTACGTCGTGGTGGTAGTGGCAACAATATGCAAGACTTTATAAATATGGCGAAAGGCGACGGTAGCATACCAGACGGCTCTATGGGATCTGCTAAACCTAAAGGTGCTACGGAAGATACTCCCACGTCATTACCGGCAGACGTTGCTAGAGGCAATCTTACGCCGACACAGAATCGTATACGTATGCAACAAAGAGTAGCTGAAATTGATGAGTTAATTGAACAGCAACAACAAATTGTCGATCGAAAACCGCGAAAAGTTAGGCGGCAAGCATCTGGTAGAGATTGGCGACCAAATATGCAAGAGTATGTTGAAATGCCGTTTGAAAGTGCATACTCAGAGGATGACATTAAAAGTGCGCCTTTAAAATTAAAAGCTTTGCAGCAAGAAAAAAAGAAGTTAGAGCAAGCCTTGCCAAAAATTAGCGGCCCATTAACTGGCCCAGATATGGGTAGCGCAAACGTTGGCACAACAGACCGATGACCGAAGAAGAACGCCGTCAACGTTTGATAGCAATGGGGTTAGACCCAGAGGAGTACACCTATCAAACAGCAGAAGAGAAAGCTTATGAAGATACGACGGCGTTAGGTGCTTTAGGTACTGGTGCTAGATCTGCTATTGGGCCTACGTTGGGTACTGCGGTAGGTGCTGTTGCTCCTTGGGCATTAGGATTAACTGGCCCTGTTGGGATAGGCGTTGGTGTTGTTGGTGGTGGTATTCTTGGCTACCTCGGCGGCAAAGGTCAAGAAGCTGCTGAAGACGCTGCGTTAGATGATGCGGAGCAGCAAGCGTTAGCACTACAACGTCAGGTAGCATACGAAAAGCATCCGTGGCTAACATTCGCAGGGCAAGCTGCGCCGTCGATGGCGTTCTTTAGGCCATCACCTACCGTACTCAAGAATGTTTTTGGTGCAGTTAAGAACGCACCTCTCGGCACACAGACAGCACTCCAACGATACGCATTAGGTAACGTAGCTATTGGTAGTGGCTTAGAAGCTGGTGTTGACCTTGGCGTACAGGCCATGGGAGATGAGGATATTGATTGGGGTAGGGTAGCTGGTGCAGGTGCGCTTGGTGGTTTGCTTACAGAACCTACTAGAGCGTTTGGTAAAGTAGGTGCTACATTAAGTCGTAGTGGGCTTGACTCGCAAGCATGGCTTGAGTCGAAAAATATGACACGGCCTCTCACGGAAATTGAAGCCGCTAAGTATGCTTTGGCAAAAGGTGAAGAACACACAAAGGCTGTTAATAAGAATCGTGAAGAGACTGACAAGGCGATCTTAGAATACTCTGTCAATAAAGATGCAAGTAAGTTAGTTAAGAAGCCAGACTTTCATAATATAGATGAGCTACGTGAAGCTAAGAAACAAGCTGAGCAAGATGTTGCCGATACGAAAAAAGCTGCTAGTATTGCAGCGAAAGCGTACGACGATATACAAAAACAATCTAACCCTATTTTAAGATCTAACCCTATTGCTAACGAGGCTAGACAGCTAAGAACTAAAATACAAAAGTTGCAGAAAGCTTCTGAAGATGCTAGCGTAAAAGCCAGAAAAGCTTTAGATGAACAGACTGCGCTAGCTAAGCAAGAAGCAGACTATAAAGCAAAGATACTTAAAGCAAGAGAGCTAGCAGACGATAGAGACAAACGCAATCGTAATCGTACTGGTGTACCTGAGGGGCCAAAGCCAACTGATTCTGATTACTTTAAATCAGTTCAAGGGCTTATGGCTAAGCAAGGTATGACGATGAACGAAGCCGTTGCTGATCTTAAAGGACGCGATGACAAGGGTACGTTTGATATTAAAGGTGAGTATGATATACAAGCACACGCTGTTACTTTAAATAAGATCAGCAACAAAGACACACCTTGGCATGAGTATCTGCATGGTA